TGTTTCAAATGTAACTTGGGTGCCTGTCGATAATCCATGTGCTTGCGCATCAATGCGGTTATGAGTGACATTAGGTCCGCACGTGTGAATTAAAGGAACATCAACTGTTCGGGCAACAATTAAGTAAACATCATCCTCTACATTTGTCCCTGGAATTGACGCGACACTTTCAACATGCCCGTAGGTATAATTAACCGCAGACTTTGTAAATTTGCCTCCTAATTTATGACCATGCCAGGCAATGACGTTTTCGTCCCGTCGATAGGTCATGCCTACCAATACGCCATCCTCATCCCGTACACCCCAAACAATTGAGTCAGGTTCTTTTTGGTAATCCATATCAACCAATTTGCCCTCAGTTATATGCTCACTTAAAATTGTAAGGTCAGGGGCTTTAAAACTGTCGGTGTCAAAATCAAAAACTAACTCATGCAACTTGCGACCATTGCGATGCAAAAATAAAGTTACATTTTCTACCTGCAAAGGCGCAACATTACTGGCTCCATAGGTGCTTTGTCGTTTAATTTGTGTGTTCGTTGGAGTTAGCGGGCTATCGGCGGCCGAACTCCTTACCGCAAATTCTCCTCCTACAGTTCCTACTAATAAACTTTTTGTGGCGGATAAATATCGAATTGCATTTACCTGATTAGAGGCAATGGTATAAATTAATGCGTTAGTATCTTTTACACTTCCATCAACTTCCACCGCGGTAAAATTCTCGTAATCTCCAGAAGAACTAAACCATAAAGTTTGCGGATAGTTTGTAGATCCCGCAAATACTAGGCGTTCTTCATAAAAACTTACCGCCCCTGGAAATCCGTCTGTGGTGGACCAATAACCTAAACCCCATTCTGTCGTGGCTCCCAAGGTCCCTGCAATAGTAACTGTGTCTCCAGCCACTTCATCAGCTAGATCGTCTGATGGAGCAAGAAGCATAGTATCATCGGTAACTTGCACAACTTTAACAGTTTTATTATTTGAGGTAGAACCTGTAATTGTTACCACCATATCAGCGGTAAAGCCTTCTTCAATAAAATTACGGCTACTGTCTTGCAAACGATCGTTATGGCTTAACCCTGTAGAGGAGGGATCGCCTTCATGAAAACTAATTGTCGTAGCTGTGTAGGTCGGCAATAATTCAGCCGAACCATCAGGCATTGTCCCAACTGTTCCATCTACTGATGTTGCGCTTGTAAATGATGTTATTGTGGCAAAGCCATTAAAAATTTTAATTTGCCTGCCTACATCGGTGGAAGCAAATGTGGAGCTTGACGCTGTAAAAGTCACACCACTTCCTGATCGATCATCAGGGGTAATTGTTGTTGTAGAAACATTGTCATCTAAAAAGGGGCCGTTAATAAAACTAACTTCAGTCAACGTCCAATTGTTGTGATCGGTCCGTGTCAGTTTTCTTGGGCTTACACTTGGGTGACAAATATACATTACGTCCGCTGATTGAGCGAATTTTAAATCCGGCAACTGTGCCGTTGTATAAGGGGTCGCTAATTCATAATGTTTTGCCGAAGTTCCGCCAGAAGTATAGCTGGAAAGACCCCGCAATGTTTCGCCTGATAATTCAAATGTATTGGTTGTTTTATTGGCAACAACAAAACTGCGATTGTTTAATTGGGTCATGCCGCTAATACTAGCCAACGTAACACGATCCCCATTGGTGTAACCATGAGAGTTAGCCGTAACAACAGGTGGGGTAGCTTGCGTTATGGCAGAAATACTTTTTGTGGCTTCTGTAACAACACCGCCATCTTTGTAAACTCTTAAATAGGTATTCCCAAATTCCAAAACGTAAGCTTGGGTAGTTGAAAATTCAAAAGGTATTAACCGGCCTTTGGCATCACTATCTTTTATCTCTTCAATAAATTGGGTCCCAGGTCTGCGTGTTACTCCACCATGCGGATGCACAATAAAATTTTCAATTGTTTCCGCCGCGCTAGAATATTTTGCCAGGTCTGTTCTTCCATGCAAACGCGGGGAAAACTCACCGGCGGTAAAGGCAACAAAGGCTGGACTTGCATTAGTCATTACAATCTCGCAGTAGTATAAGTATCCGCGATAAGTACATCGGGAGTTCCTTCTTGCGCATCGCTAAAGCGAGCGTCCCTAAGTTTTAATTCGTACATGGCCATCATATCTCTAGCCAAACTAGAGGAGCCAACAATGGGATAAGCAATGTCCGCCGCTAACCTAGCGGCTAAAGTTTCTATTAAGGTAAAATCATAATTGTTAGGATCTTCATCGCGTCCAACGTAGCGCAGATAGACTTTCCCTTCATCGGTTAGTAAAAATCTATTCCCTTCAATTTGGTAATCTATATCCAGCCGTTCATAATCGCCATCATCAGAAATTGTTAATACCCGTAAACAAAACGGGTCCGTTGGTAGAGCATATTTATAAGCAAACCGATATACGGGCGCTGTAGAATCTTGGGCAAGTAATCTTCTAGTAATCAAACAATTCCACGGATGCGCACGAAATGTTGAATCACGGACAAAAGAGTAGCGTTGATTGCAGATGCGGGCCGCTTTAGAATCTTCTGTGAGCGACGTTATGTTTGTTCCACCAATTAAATTTAAAGCAGAATTACAAATATCAACAGTTGAGGTCATTAGTGTGCTTTCTTAAAAAAGGGGAGGCCGAAGCCTCCCACAAATTTATCGAACTGCGTAGTGCATTTCTAAAGTGATACTTGCAGAAATGTTAATTGCCGCATCTAAAATAGATACTTTAACATCCAACAATCCACCTGGATCAGCGGTAACACCATTGATAAAATCCCAAGCAGGCAAACCAGAGCTTGCCATGTCTTTAATTACTGAGGAATTACCAGCGGAGGTACAATCTAGTCCATCATTAAGCGCATCAACATCGTTTGTAAAAGTTTGCTCAGAAGTATTCGTGGCAAACAAACCAATATCAAGCGTTGGCGAACCAGAGTTTGCCAAATCATCCCAATACAAAGTTGATGATGGTAAAATGATACAATGACTAGGTATTCTTGCTAGTGCAAATGTAGAAGTGGCAGAATCATCTGCATTGGTTTCTACAGTATCAATAGTTGATCTCAGCCTTCCATAATGTAAGCCTGAGTTTGGAAGTGATGGCGGAGTAGTGTTACCCAAACCGGTCATCACTCGACTGCCAAATAAATTAACAACAGCCATTTAGGACTCTCCTTTTTGAAAAATTAAAGGGGAGCGGTATTGCTCCCCCCATATAACTCCACACATAAAAAAAGATGTGTGATTACTCATTACTCGTTACAAGCAATCTCCACTCATACCACTATAGTTTTCACTACCATTTCTGTTTGTGGTCTGGACTTTACCTTCACCCTTGAAAAAGGGGTCGCCCGTCAAGTCTCTACACCTTCCTATTAATAGGCTTGGCTCGGTATTAGCAGTTAAGCCTTCACCGAATTTGAGCGATTTTCAACTAACTGTTACCAATTAGTTAGGCAATGAATTTACCTTTTCTTCTTCCATGCGTGTTGCACCAATTGACATGCAAGCATACACTTGAGTTGCATAACTCTTGTCTATTCTCACATCAATTTTAGCACTAAGGTCTTTTCCGATTCCCAGAGTCAGACCATCTTGCGCCCATGCAATACATTGACGAGATGTTCCATCATCTGTTAATCGATTTGTTACAATGAACTTAAATCCGACATAAGTGTCGATCTCACCTTGGGCGAGAGCCTTCACAGTATTATAATCAGAGCTAGTTACAGTTGTATTATTTAAAAGATCCTCAATCTGTTCTGGTGAAACTGCGATGTACCGCGGAATACTTGAATCAACTGAGTTGGCATCCAAAGTTTTCTTAGCAGTAATCAATTTCGCAATTGTTAAGCCAGCACTTCCATGAGCGATCTTCTGTCCCGATGGCAAGCTTGTGGAAGTTCCACCAGCCACACCGGTATTTGCCGTTCCAAGAAAAGCAGAAATACAAACATCATCCATACTTCTACCTAGCGCGGCGGCGGCCGCCTGTGCATAGGTGGATG